TCACCACCACCACCACCACCACTAAAGACAGAATCCATAGCTCTCTCAAAGACTCCTGATAACATATCCCCGAAGAATCCACTTATCAAGGCGCTATCTTCTGCATCTATTTGTGCATCAAACATACTAGATGCGAACTGGTTGGCAATTGCCACCATAGCTAATTGGTGTGTCCGTTGTAATTCATTTTGCGTTGATTGAAAAAGGAAAGCAGCCTCATCTCTGTATTGTTGCCACAAATCATTTTGAGCTTGAACAGTCATACCCAATAATGCTGCAGCATTGAGTCTGCTTTCCTCATTCTCGGTAGCATTATTTGCAGTAGCAATTGTTCTTCTCCACACTGCATTTGATTGATCTATTAGCTGTTGCATGTTAGCATTAAATTTCTCTCTAGAATCTTCAATCTTTTCCATGTACTTAGTTACACTATTTGCTTGATCGACATTGAATTGGTGGGTTGCCGTTTCTCTGTCCAAGTTAGTTTTTGAGACTGTGGCTCCTAGTTGATCATAAAATTCATTAACTTGTGTCTCTGTTTTTGCGTTAAATTGAAGTCTTAAATTTTCGGCGGCTGCATCGGTAAACAGTGCTTGAACATTGGATTGATATTCTATAATATTCGATGCTTGCTCATTTGTAACATTCAGTAAGTCCATCTTCAAGAAAGATTCAGCATTATGTTTTGCTGCTTGCATCTTGTTATCAAGATTCTTCATGTCCAATGCTGCAATAGTGGCAGCATTAGCCAGGGCAGTTTGTTGTTCGTTGCTTAAATTCTTTATTTGAATAGTAGCATACTTATTAGCATCTTCTACTGCTATCGGTAAAGCACTCTCTGCGATAGCTTGTACCATTGCTGCTGCTGCAACACTAGACGCTCCTAAACCTCTAGAGTTCATTATCTCCTGAACTTTACGAACATTAGGAGCGGCCCACGCAGGAAGGGGTTTACCATCCTCTAAAGCTTCATATATTTTGTCGAGTTGATACTTTACTGTTGCTTCGCTGGCCAAATCTTGCGTAGCTGCTTCGGAAAGCGTACCGTCAGTGAGCATTTGTTCTTTGGTTCGTGTATCTATGACATTTGCTGCATCTATTTGTGCGTCTGATGAAAGAACTCCTTCTACACTGACAGCGGAAGGAATACTACTAGCAGTTGTTGCTAGATCAGTTGCAGCTACGGTACTCGCTTTTCCCGCTCCAGTGGGGATATCCGTTTGCGGAGTTATGAAGTCTTCTTCGTCAATATCTTCTACTTGAGCCGCCGTAACGTCTAAATCTTCATCCAACACCTTATCTGTAGTATCTAATAGCTCATCTTCTTCGACATCCTGGGTTGCTAAGTCAACAGCGCCCGCGCCGAGATCCTCAACAGAGGTCGTACCAACTGCTTGATCAGACTTTATATCGACAATGCCTTTGTTGCGTTCTTCAAGTGTAAGATCTCTCGGCTCTTCCACTTCTTCCGCATCGTCACCTAATTCATCATCGAAATCTTCATCGGTATCAAATTCTTCTTCTGCCATATTCTTACGCCTTCTTGTATTTCGTAACTTCGGAATACTTTATTAGCATTATATATCTCTACCCTTTTCCTCTTTTGGTAGGACATTTTCAACACAGATTGTGAATGCATATGCTATTCTTGCTCTAGTAGCAAAAGTTGCAATCATTTCTGCTCCTCTAGAGTAACATTCTCCTAATGTTTTATATCCTTGAAGTGATTGTAAATCATCTACTTGAACTGTTGGATTACCCATAAGAGTAAGAATAACAACCGCTTTATATAACATCATTGTAAAATCCTCAATGTTAACCTATTTTATGAATACTGACTTTATTGGAATCTACAAAGATGGATGAGAACCATTATGCATTTTGTATATGCGTTCTATCTCATTTTCTAAGATCCTCAATCTTATCTCTGTTGCTCCATCTCGCTCACTTCTTTCCTTTAAGATTTGAGGAGATAGTATATCATTTGCCATTGTTTCTATGCTACTTTGAGATACAGCTTGATTTGCTTCTAGGTGGTCAAGTCTCTGGCTCATTTCTGTTAGACTTTCTTTTGTATCCTCTAGTATTGAAGTTATAGACTTTATTGTAGCTTTTAGTACTCCCCACGTTGTAGCAATACCTACCAGCACAATTCCAAATGTCATTAATTCCCGTAGACCAAATTCCATAGTTTTATATCGCTATTCTTACCTCGCAGTTGCTGGCGATACGCCACCGCCAAATTTTCCACCATGACCGCCGAATGGATTTTCTGCCCAGGCCATATAGATATACTTGGCAGTAGTGACACCAGAGCCGCCATTGAAAATTGCGCTGTTATTCCGTAGCTTGAACCCATTAGACAAATAATCAATGTCAATGCCAGATGCTTCGGTTGTTGCTTCGTCCACGGGCCATCTTGCATCTACGGGATTAATAAGATCTCTTGCTCGATCAAAAACGATCCACTGGTTTCCAGCGTCAAACCTTCTGAAAATGGTTAAAGCAGGTTTGAATCCCGTTATAACTAAATCCCCATCAGCATTACCATTTCCTGTATAAGACCCGAATTTGCTAAGTCCTGAAATCTCTGCAAATGCATAATAGACGTAAGTATCAGGGGTTCCTGCTGAATCGTTAACGTCGACGTGTGTTCCGATTGAGAATACAGTAGAGGTTGGAGCAACATCGTTCCATACGGTGGCATCATCTTGAACTGTCCCAGATGTATCCCAAAGCAAGTAATCGGTGGCAGCGTCTGTTGCTAGCTCGCTATTGTAAACAAACCAAGCACCTGTATCGTCAGCTCTTTCCTTCACGATTACCATTTTGGGGATGGCCCCCAGGCCATGAGCTACGGTCCCAGCAGACCCCGTGCCAGTATAAGTTCCGACTGAAATTCCAGCAGTAGTGCTAGCTGAAAGTTTAGTTGCTGGGATAGTACCAGCTAATGCAGACCCTAAATTAGCACCATCAATTTTGACACTTCCAGCGGTTGGCGTAGCTCCCGCTCCCGCCGAATTAGTAGCAGTTGGCGCACCCCCAGCTTTCCACATATAAGCAACGTAAGTTCTGCCAGTAGTGTTGATGTCACCAGATGACCCGCCGCCAGTGAATGTCAGCGAACCACCACCAGTTGTCCCGAATAAAGTCGTTATATCCGATTCGGTGTCTTCAGTGCCATCGTCTGACACATTAAGCCCTTGGGTGTCTCCACGACACTCGTCATACATATTTGCGCCGTTTCCAGGTCCATCTCGACATTTGATCAACGCGATATCAGGTTTAAAAGTAGAGTTGTTTCCAGAACTGGCAACAACGCTATTTTGAGACACAGTTTGTCCGCTAGTATTTCCATCATAAATTACAGCCTGATAATGTGCGCTTGGGTCAACGATGGTTGGAACTGGAATATTGGTGGTATTAAGGGCCAAGTACCCAGTCGGCTGAGTGTTCTGAAAAGCGTGTTGACCAAAATTAAACACCCACGGATGCCCCCCTATCACCGTCTCCCAATGAACGGGAACGTAGTCATTGGCCCCGTAATCTCTAACCTTGTCAGCGGCGTTAGTGTCTGTCCCTGCATTGACTTCGGCTATTGTTGCTGAATTTTGCCAAGTGCCATCATCGCTGAACCAAATCGCTCCCTCATCTGCATTAATAGCAACGCCGATGACTGAGTCTTGGGCTGGAGCCGACCCATAAGAACTAGCGGTGCCATCGACCAACTTATTTCCACTAGATGCCGCAAATGAGACGCCCAATCCCGCTGGATTAGCACCAGATGAAACCAGGAGGGCGTGGGTATTTGCTGGATCATTGCGCTTCATGATTCCCACATTTGTGTAACCTTGGCCACCGCTCCTGGTGCCAATATCAACTTCAAAATACCATTTACCTGTCGCGGGAATTGGCATCGTTCCAAACGTGAAGCAATTATTTGCATCGAGGGATGAGTCAAGATTACCGTTAGCCAGTGTTGCCCCGCTCATCAGGTCGATGCTGGACATCACACAGTAATTGTTGGTCGGCGAATCAGGCACTCGGTCAGAACTAGTGAGCGATGCACTATCAGTGAAGTGGTTGGTGTTGGTGGATGCATCTGTGCCAGCGCCATTTACGGTGTCGGGCGCTACCGCGAAATTCAGGTAAAAAGCATTCGTATTGTAAGTCAAACCGCTTACGTCAATTGGCCTCCAAACCCCATTATCATCGGTTTCACCAAAACTAGTAGCCGCAAGGTTGTCATCTTCTATGTGGACAAATTCCGAGGCATATCCATCAAAATATTTAGTGCCTGGAGTTACAACATAACCAATTTGATGAGCAACATTAGAGTTCCAAGTCGTGACCTCGTCCTGGCTAGGGTAGGTTTCTATTGCAAAACTAGTTTCTTGCACGCCGTTCACATACATGGCGCAATGGCTACTTCCAGGCGTCGATGGGGTGGAGTCATATTTTACGACAACATGATACCAGCCGTGAGGGTCACGAAAGACCCTGTTGGTTTCAAGGCGCAGACTAAAGGCAGATGAGGTATAATCTTCAAATTTTAGACGATCATTAGATTCAAAGACCAGTGCAGAATAGTTAGTTGCCCAGCTACCCGCCGACCAGATGACTTGTTGCCGACCCAGGTCTCCGCGCTTGAACCACACGGAGACTGTCCATTTCTTGGTATTTCCTGCCGATGGGGTAAATGTGGTGTACGCAGAATTATCACTGTTGAACCGACAGGAGTAAGAGACTTCATAGCCAGCTACAGAACTTACTGTACCCCCACCAAAACCTATATATTGACCATAAAGATTACATAGTCTTTGTTTTTCAGATAATATTGAATCTAATGTTTCCATTAACTATCATTCGCTTTATCAGTGGTAAATAGAATACGAACTCCTACTAAACGTGCATCTCCAGACATATCGTCGTTAGTATCACTTACATCTCTAAAAATTTGACAGAATAACAAATCATCTGCTGCACCACTACAAGCAATATCTCCACTTTCAGGACTTATAAGAAGTTCTGTAGCTGAACCTTGTGAATTATCGTCTACTACAACTGCAGTTCCGTACGCTACGTTTATATCTTCATTGTCATTAAGTGCTTTAACTTGTAATGCCCAAGAAACTCCTGTAGTTGCTGCAATACCCACCCAATATGCTTTAAATGTAACATTACCGCCATCCCATTGCTTTGGCATACATATACTGAATTGTGCGTGTTCATCGCTATCTTTATCAAAATCAAGAACACGAAGATCTGGACCGCTATTTCCTCCAGAATCTACTGTCGTTATGTCTGCACATGGAGTAGCAGAAGTGGGAGTCATTGCTACAGCGGGAACCCATATGGATTCTTTACCCACAGTTTTTACAGAGTTACCCTTGGAAGTTATGTTTCCTACAAACGCCATAGTAGAACTGGCAACGGTTGCATTCGGAGTAACTGTTAAGTGTGTAACATGCGTTCCAGCACTGGCAATATCATTAGCAAGTGTTATCGTACCGCCATCTGCAACATTAAGTTTCCACTCATCACCAGCATCATCACCTTCATCCGCCATTAAGGTTATGCTAAGAGCCGCTCCTTCTGTGGCAGCTATCTTAAGAGTATCTGTTGTCGTTTCATCGTAACCTATAAGAACATTTTGATCACTGCCAAATTGTATAAATTTATCATCTGCTATGTAAACATCTCCCCATTCTGCAGATGTAGATCCTATATCCGCACCACCAGAAGCATCAGGAAGAAGAGAAGTACTAGCTGTTACGGTCGTACCACTTACAGTCCCACCCTCAAAATTTGCAGATATAGTTCCAGCCGATCCACTTACAACCTCACTGGATATGGTCGCATCGTGGATAAAGATTAGCTTATAAGAATCACTGTCATCTATACCCAGGAAAGCACTCTTAGCAGCGGAACCAGTATGATACTGCATGGCAATACCGACATCTTTATTTGTATCCGATCCGAGTGCGCCACCATCTGAAGCTGTTTGTAAAGTCAAAATTGGATCAACTACATTCATGGTAGCAGTATCTAATGTTGTCGTAGTACCGTTAACAGTAAGATTACCTGTTATAGATAAATCTCCTGCACCCGTAAGCTGCATCTTGGAAGAGGGTACATCTGTTCCACTTGCCTTTGTCTTAAAGTCTATCTTGGACGTACCCGTACCATCGCCACCACCAGAAGATAATGTAAGATCACCACCATTAATATTATTTCCGTTAGTAGAGGTAGCACCTGCCGCAATAGTAAGTCCTCGCCCAGCGGTAGTACTGGTAGTAGCAGCTACACCAATCTCCCACGCAGACCCATTAGCGAACTTAACACCACCATCATCAATATCGAGAATATCAGTACCGTCTACGTCAAAGCGTATGAAACCTGCATCTGCTCCACCATCTGCAGTGGCAGTAGAGATCTCTAAGTAATTAAGTGTCTGTGCGCCACTATCGTATACAGCCTGTATCTTGCCACTTTCAGCGGAAGTAGCACCTATAGTGAAAGAGGGATTACCATCGTTTACTGCCTCTAAGATTGCTAAGTCAGAACCATCATATGTAAATGTCGCTTCACCAGCAAGAGCGTTAGCTCCTGTAACCGTTGCAATTGTATTATTTGTAGATCCGCTTAATGAAACAAGCCCTGTTAAACCATCCAGCAGGTTCAATTCCGTTGCTGTCGATGTTACAAGCGTACCTCCTAATTTTAAGCCCCCTGCCGAACCATCGTGTGTACTTATATCAACTGTAATGTTACCGTCAGATCCCAAACCAGCAAGTGCCATACCTTTTGTAAGAGTACCATCGTATTCTGCAACATAAAAGTCCATGCCGCCTTGTTCACCACCCGCCGTTACATCAGTAATAGTAGATTGTATTCGTGCGTATGTGGTTACAGCATTACCAGCATCCTCACTTACAAAGTCGATATTGCCTATAATGTCGCTGGTGGCAGGACTAGAACCATTTTTATTAAATTTAAGTGTTCCACCATTGGCGTCTGCATTTGTGTTCAGAATACTTACAATAGGTTTAGAAGATGTGGAACTTTCTATGCTCATATCAGATCCCGTTAAGACAAGATCATCATCACCACTTTCATCGTATTTTATTGTCCAATCGGAATCTGAACCGAAGATTAGTGTTTCATTGTCAATGACCATAAGATCATCACCAAATTTAAAATAATCTTCGTCTTCCATCCAAGTGATAAGACCATCGTTTGTCTCACCATCAAAAGTTACAGCAACGTCTGTACCTGCTGTTCCAGCGCCTATTGTTATAGTGTTGCTGCCCTTTAGGTTGGATAGTCCTCCACCATTTCCCGACGAACCATCGTGAACATGCCCACTTGTACCAAAGGCTGTGATAATTGCATCTAATTCATCATTAGTATCTGCAGCAGTTATCGTATCACCCGTAGTGTATGAGCTTTGTCTTGTTGAATATCCTGCCATCTTACATTCTCGCTCCTGGGGTAAATTCTAATTCAAATCCTTTTAATGTGATTGGTGGATTAGAGGAAGTATCTTCAACTCTGATCACCACCGTAAAACCACTTCCTTCTACACTTTGACGTACAATGGGAATGCCCCTTGCGTCATATACAGAAGTCCCGTACGTACCCGTTCCGTACACCGCCGCTGTACTTTGTGTTGTCAGCGAGTATGCCGAAGGTTGAGGAACGCTGCTGTCTTCAAAATCGTACTTTACAAAAAAAGAAGCACTTACATCTCCTTCAGTATCAAAGTTAAGATTGATACGTTGCATATTCTTTCGTATACCAGCGTCTCCCATTGTAAGATCTGGAGAGCGATATATAGCATTTATATTTGTACCAGCAAAGGTATTGCCTGTTTCTTGCTTGTATACATACCCATCGTAACCACCGTGTACAATTGTTTCTGTTGTTCCAACAAAGTCCGAATCACAAGAAGCAACCTTTATGCCTTTTAGATCAGAAAATTCCCAACCAATCTGTCCTTCAGGATTCGCCTTTATAACACCAATTATTCCCTTTGCCCCGCCTTCAACACCGCCTATTGTCGGATAGAAAAGCCGATATTGACTTTTTTGTCTTATTATAACAGAAGCTATATTATCAAAACCAATACCGTTAATCCGCTCTTGGATTTGCTTTGAAACTGTTCCAAGTTCTACGTCACCAATACGTGCAGTACCTGCTATTGTTCGCAAACCATCTGGTGCTAAAAATATAAGATCACCCCCGATTTCCTGTACACTGTTTCCATCGCTACACCCTATATTTCTAGATACAGGAGCGATAGCGAAATCGGAACTTGAGCTTCCTGTTAATTTGTATATACGGTCCTTTCCGAATATAATAATTGCTTCACGAAATGATTTAAGAGCTACAACTTCTGTATCTACCTTGATGCTTCCTGATCCAGAACCAGTGTAGCTTGTTTCATCAAATGGTACTGTGTACTGTATCTGTTGTTTTGCAGCCGATGCTCCAGCATAGAACATGTGGTTCTTAAAAGATGTAACACTCGTTGCATTGGCTGGAGCGCCTGAAGCATTTAGTAGTGTAACGGACCCTGATCCTGTCCACCTAGTGGGTACGTTTGCGCCGTCTACCCACACAATAGAATCTGTTCCGCCGTAATTATACTTTTCGAATCTAGGGCGCGAAGGAGCATTTGATTGTGTTGCAACGGAAGACCAGGAACTACCAGTACTGAATTCAACTGCCGTACCAGCAATTGCTACAACCCCACTGTTGAATACTGCAACTCCTGTTACTTTAGCTGAACCGTTAACCTGGGAACTGGAATATTTTGCCGTACCATCAAGCCTACGATATCCTCCTTTAACAGAAGGTTCAAAGTTCTGTAGAATAGAAGCTGCACCTACAGGCATTGTGTAAACATCACGGTCTAAGACAAGACCGCCAGAAGTTGTTACAACGTACGGTGAGATATACTCTGGTGCTGTTACTTCTGCCATGTTAGTCCTTGTACTTTGCTACCCTGCCGCCATACGCATATTTCTTTTTGGAAGAAGCCTTTTTGGTCTTTCTTTTTTTCTTTATGTCTACAACTGTATTATGTACTCTATCAAACAGATTATCTAATTGTGGATGATCCTGTAGTATCTTCTTATTTTTGTGGATAGACTCGTGTAAACCAAATAGCCAATTTTTTGCTTTCATCTTCCCAGTTTTTTCAGGGTCATACTTTCCACCAGTCATAACTTTAACAGGTAAAGCCTTCTCAACGCCCCATCTGTCTACCTTTTTCTTCTTCGCCATAATTGTCTCCTATGTATTAGCCTTTATGAACCTTCCTGAAGTTCTCAAACCTCTCGGATACATATAATTCTTTCGATTGAGGAGTTCAACTCGCATCCTCTTTATGCCTTCCATGAAATCTTTCTCGGATAGTTGTGTTCCCGCAACATTTGCTCTCATCAT